TTTATTTATTTATTATTATGCTGCAGGAGTGTAAAGTACAATCTCTGAACCAATTCCGTATTGTACACCAGCAGTAAATCTCATTACTACTCTTACATTTTGTGAACCATCCAAATCAGCCAAATCAATTAACTTAACTTCTTGGCTATCTGCTAATAAACCAGTTCCAAAAAACAAGTTAGATTTTTGTGCAGCCATCATATAATCGTTAGCCATTCCATTACAAACAAATATTTTAATTCCGTCAAATGATAAACTTCCGTTATTCCACCATTGTGTTCCCAAATTATTAGTACCATTAGCACCTAAACCTGATGCACCAAAACCACCTAAAGCACGTACATAATCACGAGCAACTGATTGAGAAACGTACAAGTATAAATCTTCTTTTCCGTAAAGTGTAGCAGGAATTAAATCCACTACTTTCCCCATTTCAGCAATTACATTAGCAGCAGTTACACCACCTGAAGCAGGAGAAGCTACATCTAAAACAGTTGCATCAGCAGTAGCAAGTGTTACAAATCCGTCAAACTCACCAGCAGTAGCAGTAGCACCTTTCCAAATATTTTGTTCTGTTTTTTCAGCAACTTTAGCAGCTACGTGTGCTAATAAGAAATCAGCAAATGCAGGTGGCAAAGTATCAAATGTAGAATAACCCATTTGAACGGCTTCCCAATCACTACGGAAATCTTTCTTGCATAATTGTAAATTTACCTGAAATTCTTCTGGTTGTATAATTCTTTCAGTTAATGTTACAGTAGAAGTAGCATCAAAATCACAGGTTGCATTCTTAACAATCCCGTCAGTTGCAATTTTTTTGATTACCTCTTTGTACTTGATGTTTGGTTTTACTTCAATACCACCATTTTCGATAGTAGAAGCAGATAATAATGCAGCAGATATGTACTTACCAGCAAATTCTCCAGCATAGGTTGTTGTAATACTTGTTGTTGTAGCCATTTTTTATTTAATTTTTATTTTTATTATTTATTTAATTTACTCAATACCACATCAAATGTTGTAGCATTTCTTTTTTTAGAATATAAATTCATTTTAACTTCATTAGTAGCTTCTGGATTGTGTGTTAAAACTTCAATGTTATTATTTGATAATTCAACTGTTTCTGTTTTTACACTTTTCAATTCAGCAATTTCTGCTCTTAATTTTTCAATTTCAGAAAAGAACATTTCTTTAGTAACACTTTCAACTACTCTTTTTGGTGTAGCTGCTTCAGTTGCCATTTCTTCTTCTTTTTTAGTAGTTTCTACTTCTACTTCAACTTCAGGTGCTTCTTCTTCTGGCATTTCAATAGATGCAATAACACCTTCTACTTCTACTTTTAATACATTACCATCTTCAAGCATATACTCTCCAACTGGCATTGGTATTTTTTCTTCTTCATTTAAGATAAATACAGATGGTTTAGTTTCTGTATAATCTCCAACTTCAAATGTTTCTGCTTCAATAACAGTAACACCATCCATTAGTTTCATTTGAGCAAGTTTTACTTCCATACCCAAAAGCTCTTTAATTTGATTTACTACGTTCATATTTATTTATTTACTTATTTTAAAATCCAAATTTTTGAATGTTATTTTGTATTTGGTCTATTGTATCTTTTCTCGTTTCAATAGCTTTAATAATAGCTTGTGCTTGTTTATAAAAATCAGTTTGTTTAAAATCTAATCCTAATTCTTTAGCTTGTTTTTCAGATTGAAATAATGGTTCATTTATATTACTTAATAAAACATTATATTTAACTTCTATTGCTCTTGCTTGTTGTATAACTGAATTTAAAGAATTTTTAAAATCACTATATAAATTAGCTTCTTGTTTTTGACCTTCAGAAATTCCTTTTTTCAAATCATCTATAATTGCTAAATCAATTTTATGTGAAGCCAATTCTACTTTGTCAAATAACTTATTTCCAATTTTTTTAACCTCTGGGTTCATCTATTTTTTATTTAAAAATTAATACTATTTATATTTGTTATAAATTGTTTATCCGTTTGTTCTAACTATTGTTCTTGTTCCATCAACAACTGTTACTGTTGAAGTACCTTGTGAAACTGTTGAACCAATACCTTGATTGATTAATTCACCTTTACAACATTCTGATGAATATGTGCTATCATCACATAAGCAACCCCTTTTAGCGTCTTTTGGACTTGTGTACTTGTTTTTTCCCATTTTAAATATGTTAAACATTAATTATTTTTTGTATTCATATATTAAATTCCAATTTTTTTGATTTTCAGAATATAAATTACTTATGTTTTCTTTTGTTGTTAAGTAATCTTTATAAAATGATATTTCATTTATATTAATTCCTAAATCTTTTGAAACAGTACTTAATTGTTTAAATACATCTTGTAAAGATTTATTGTATTTAGTATTTTTTTCTTTATTATTTAAGTATATTTTTTCTATTTCATTTATTTGTAAATATGCTGCTTCAAACATTTTTTTTGTTTTCAAACTATCATCATACATTTTTTTTATATTTGAATTTTCTGTCTCTATAATATTTGTTATATTTTTTAATTCATCAATTAATGCCAATTCAACTTTTTGACTTTCTAAATTAATTTTAGCAACTTTATCAGTATGTTCTAATTTTTTAAAAACATTGTTTAACGTACTCATTTTATTTATTTGTTATTTATTAATATTTGTTTTATTTTTTCAATCAATTCTTGCTCTTTACTTTCTTGTAAATTTAATTCTGCTTTTTCAGAAAAATATCCTTCAATACTTAAACCTAAATAAGTTCCATTTTTAACATCAGCCCAAACTTCATCATTATATATTTTCATAACAACAACCCAACTTCCTTCAGTTGCATTTAAATTATATAAAGCAGATTTATCAATTTTAGGATTTTCAACTATCCAACTTTCAATAGTTGTTACACCATCTGTTTTTTCTTGATGTTCTAAAGTTGCATTGTTATTCTTTAATTTTTTAAAATATAATTCTGATGCTTTTCTAACTGTATCTTTTGAAAATCTAATATTATATTCATAATCACCATTTCTTCTATAAATATCTTTTTCTGGTATTAAAGCTAAACCAATTACAATACGTTTATCTTCATCAATAGTTTTTAATTCAACTTTGTGTTCATTTAATGCAACCCAATTTTCTTCTATAGCTGGAAATTTAACTAAACTAATAGCATCAATTCCATCTTGAATATTTTGTTCATCTATATCTAAATAAATAGTTTCTAACTTTTTCATTATACTTTTTTTTAAAAATTAAATTATTTATATTTTGTTTTAAATAAGTAACATTAAGTTTGTTTTTATTAGTTAATGATACTTTTAAGCAACATTAACCTAAAGAAGCATTACTAACTATGTTTCTATTTAATGATTGTGCTGTTGTAACATTTTGTGCAACTACATATGCTTGTATTGGTGCTTGTGCTGACCTTCCTTGCATTGTTTCAGCTAATTGATTAACACCACTATTTCCAACTACATTAAATTGCGGAGCAGCAGAACCTCCACCACCACCTGGTGCTGAACCACCACCACCACTTTCACCACCTGTAATAGATTTTGCTTGACCTATTGATGCAGCTAATATTGATGCAATAGAAGTTGCAGCAGTTATTTTTGTTAATGCAATACCTTTAACAGTTGCTGCTGCTTGAACTGCATACATTGGATTTGGTACTACACCAATTACTGCTGGTGTTGCTGCTAATGCTGCTTGTGCTGCTGCTATTGATTTAGAAGCACCAACAACTATATCTGCAATAGCTAATCCTTTTTGAATAGCTAAAATACCCATAGCAATAGTTTTATTTTTACCAGCAAATTGTAATAATATATTTAAACCTGTATCTAATGCATTTCTTTTTGCTTCTCTTATTGCTAAATCAAGTGCTGCTTCTTTTTCTGCTGCTGCTTTTAAATCTGAATATTCTTTATCTTGTGCTTTTAATCTTATATCATTTAATTCATTTGCTTGTGCTATTTCTAAATCTTTAGTGTCTTGACCAAATTGTTTAGCATATTCTATTAACCTAAAATATTTATCTTTTACTTTTTGTTCTTCACTTTCTTGTGCTGATACTAAAAATTCAGATTGTTTGTCTTGTGCATCAGAAATAGCTTGTGCAATTTCATTTCTTATTGCATCATCATCTTCTTTGCTACGTTTTCTACTTTCTTCTAATGCTTTTGCATCATCTTCTGCTTTTTTAGCTGCATCTTCTTGTATTTTAGCAGCATCATCACTTGCTTTTTTATCAATATCTTTAATTGCTAATTGGTAACCAGCTCTGTCATTTTTAAGTTTTGCTAACGCTTCTTGTTGTGCTTTTAATACTTTATCTCCCTCTGCTTTTGTTTCTTTTTCATCAAAAACATAATTTGAGGTTAACTCATTAGCTTTTTCATTAAATTCGTCAAGCATATCTTCATTTAACCCAATATCAACTTTAACTCCAGGAATTTTATTTAAAATTTTAAGAGTTCCATTTATAAATTTTGAAGAATATCGCC